CCGGCAACAGGTATATTGTCATTCCGATTTGAACCGTTCTGCGTCGTGTTGGTATTCTAGCTTTTTCCTGGTGAGCTCTTTTTAGGATCAGTGCATCCGTGAGGGCATAGTCTATCGCTTCTATCGGGAGGTCCAAATTGTCATAGGCTTTGTAGTCTGTGAAGCTCTTCTTGTCCAACACATTCATTAACTTCGCATATGAGGAAAGTCCAAGTTTCATACGGCCGGTGATCTCATAGTGGTAGTGCTGCAGATCAATGAGATTGGGGTAATGCTTCTCTACGTTCTAATCCCAACACATACAGATAACTCCCATCTGTTTAAGAAGTTCGTAAATCTGCCACTAGTTTTCACTAACATGGGGACCATGGTACAGGAGAGCCTCCGGTTTCTGCTGGCTCAAGAGCGTCATTGCGTTTGTTGCACGATTGGCTGGAGACAGTTCATTGTCTACGTATAGAGATCTCGGGTCCATCATCTTTATTGCTTGGAGAGCGTGCTCAATCTCGGTAGTGACCATCACTTGATTGTCGTTGATATGCTGGATTTTCGATCCACAGTACAAATCGATTGTGTTGTCTCTGTACACGTTAAAGATGTGTTACAAGGTAATCCCAAGCTTGTGATTTATCTCCTCTTCACAAGAATAATCGTTGGAATCATGTATCTTGTAGTGAAGCTGGAAAACTTCGAAAGCTCGTTCCACTTCTTCCTGTGAAACTTCGCGGCCTCTTCTTTTCTGTGCCATTTAGAGCTATGCGTGTAAAATTCCTTCGATTAGAATGCTCGCTTTTGATAGTCGGACTTGCATTAGCTTTGCGGCGATGTATGGGACTGGGTCTGCCAGGAGCCAAGCGTTCTTTTTCGAATAATATTGCTTGGTGGTAAAAAGCTTCGAGTAGTCTGGGACCAAAGTAAGGTCTCCGACTGTTCCACTCTAGCTGAAAGTCCAAAGGGAGCAGAACTCGAATTCATACCATGGGCCTAATCCGACCTCTTTCACGCATTGTCCTAGTCCTACTATGTTGTCTGATCCATCTTTATTGGTTGCTTTTCGGTGACGGGAAGTCAATTTCAATGATGCATTTTTTTATTGCCTAGGCTTTCTTCGGGGTGGCCCAGAGAACTACGTCATCTCCTGACACGTTGAGGTACACGTCTCTGTCTAACCAAGGTTTTTGCAGATCCTTCAAGCCGGTTTGCGTGCAGTAGTAATATGTATACATAATTGCTCTGAAGGTGTTCCCGAGTGTAGTCCTGAATGACAAACCCGAAAAAGTCGTGCCGTCTATTGC